ACGTTGTACAAGCACGTGTATATGATCTCTTGTATGAACAACACCACGAACACCATCAACGCAAGCGACATCATTGAGGGCGAGACGTACATCGTCACGAAATACATGATCGACGAACCCCGTAAGAAGATGCAAGTGACAATTATCAAAGTCACCGCCGAATACGTAACTGCTGAAACGAAAGTTGTGCAAAGCAATGGCTATCGCAAGCAGACTCATATTGGTCTCTCAGTTTGGCCCACATCGCTCATCGCTGAGTGGACTTTCAACGAAGTGAGCAAGTGATCATGAACTACGACAACGAAACTTGGGAAGAGCGTTCAGCACGCATCAACAAAGAGAACGAAGAACGTCGCCAACAATGGATCAACAAATGGATTCCAAGATGGCTTGAAGAAGCGAACCTTAGACCAGCGACGTACGAGAAGATTCTTCTCAAGGCTTCAACAGGTCGCACTATCGACTTGAACGAAATGACATATGTCGAAGTCGAGAAAGTTATCAACGAAGTCAGCGATCGAGCACGAGCCAAACAGAAGAAGATCAAGCGTGAAGCCTTGAAGTCTGACGGTAAGTGCTTGCGCTGTGGCGGTGCTGGTCGTGCCGATAAGTGGGCGCAAACGGGTCACACTTGCTACGCCTGCAACGGTACAGGTAAAGCACAACCAGCAGTCAAGTTCTAACAACAACCAACACAAACAGGAGAAACATCATGAAGTACGCAATCAGAATCACAAGTTCAAGAACAAAGAAAGTCAAGTTCCTTCACTCGTATCGATCAGGCTTGCAAGCACGCATCACGACCACGACAGAGTTTGCGAACGCTCGCAAGTTTGCAACACAAGCAGACGCACACGAGTTCATCAACAACAACGCAGGGTACTTCAGTTGCTATATGGAAGCGGTTTGTCAACAAGAAGAGAAGAAGATGAGCAAGCGTTACTACACAGAGATCAGCAAGTACACGTCACGTGAGACAGTCGTTCTTGACAGCAAGCGTGCGTACGTCGAGTTCGCAGTCTTCTGTGAAGACGAGAGTCACGCAGACGCACTCGTCAAAGAATTGAACCGTCGTGGCTACGAGATCGGTGAGTTCCACGCAATCAAGATCGCTAACGAATTGAAGGTGAAGTCATGAGCGGCGATCGCTACTTTGCAGAGAGCGTCGAGCACTTCAACGAGCGCACTGGCGAATGGTCAGAGCAATGGCTCGTCAGTGACGATCAACGCTTCGGCATTAGTGGTCGCACGTTCGAGTGGTTGTTCGAGATCAAGTGCGTCAACAAAGAGCACGCACTCAGAGTCGCTCAAGCGTTGAACAACATTCTCGACCCTACGAAGTCAGGCTCTGAGATCATGACTGTCTCACAAGAAGACGCTCGTGAACTTGCGAGCGATCTTCGACCGAGCAAGTTGTTCAAGTGATGTCTCGTTACTACTACGACATCGATGTCGTGCTTGAATCTGTACGCAACTCAGTTGGCTTGACTGAGTTCGCTATCAGTGACGAAGATTGGCAGACGTGCGCTGAGATACACGCTGAACTTGCTGAACTGTTCTCAACGCTTGAACGTCGACGAGTTGTGCGAATGAACAACGTGTACTCTGATCAGTCATGAGACCTGCGAACTTTGTTGATTGGGCAGAAGGCGAAGACTGTGCTGATGCGTTCAAGAACGCTCACGTCTGTGCTCGTCTGATGCACAGAGTCGGCGGCTTTGACGCACCGATCTTGCGTAAACGATCATTCATCGAAGTCGATGCACCGATCGACATCGTTGACGAACGAGGTCTTGAACGACTCTGCTTGACTGTGCTCGCATACGTTCAGCGTGAACGACTCGAAGACGGGTCAGTAGTTCTTGATCTTGAAGGTCTTGCTGAACTTGTCGAAGAAGACGACGAGAGTCTTCGTTGCTCTGTGAATCGAGATCAAGAATGGTTCTCTCTGATCGACTTTGCGTATCTCATGCACGTCATCGGGGTCGATGCTGTCGATTCTTTGTTGCGTCAGTACGTCGACATCAACGGGCCTTGTCTCGCTGTTCGAGCGAGCGACTCGAAGTGGCTCTTCTTCGGTCTCGTCACGTCTCAGTCTGACTGATCTCAGATCGCTGTCAGCCGTTCGAGGTTGCGTTCTGAGCGGTTCTGTCTGCTTGTCTGAGTCTTTGTGTCGTCTGCTTTGTGCTGTTCGTCTGTGCTCGTTCTGTGCTGTCTGAGTACATAAGTGCTGGTCAGAGACATATTTTGACGAATTGTCAGAATAACGTTGACGCTTGTACAACTGTGCTTGTACGCTCAGTGACATGACAACAACACAGACAACCCAGATCAGTCCACTACCCGACTTTCAGCCTGTTCGCAGGTCGAACCTGAATGAGATATTCGTCTGCAAAGACTGTGCATCGCACGTCTTGTGGAAGGAATCACGCAAGACAGGCAAGACCTATCTCGCCGTAGCGAACTGCAATATCCACAACGCTGACGGTCGTTGCATCAAGACGATCTACCCCGCTCACAAGTGCGTGCCGACGATCGAAGCACAGCAATCGTTCATCGCTCGCAAAGAGTCGAAAGTGAATGAGAACGAGCGAGCAATCAACGCAGGCGAGATCGTCAAAGGTCAGACAGTCGAAGTCTTCAAGGGTCGCAAGTACGCAAAAGGCTTGACGGGTCTTGTCTTTTGGGTCGCAACTGAACCTGATCGCTTTGACGTGACGAAGATCGGTATGACTTCTGCTGACGGTGAGAAAGTTTGGATCAACATCGACAACGTGCGAGCAGTCGTCTGCTGATCTTCAGCGTCATACTCAAGCACTCGACCCGCTCGCTTGAGCGGGTCTTTTGCTTTGTGCGCTCTGTGACGCTCTGACGATCTTGACTCACAAAGAGTCGTGATCGAACTCAGCGTCGCTCAGAACGAATCCTCGTGCGCTCTCAGACAAGCACAGACTCAGGCAGATCAGCACTCATTCGACGTGCAGAACCACCGATCGAGTAGCCACGCAACTTGCCCTCTTTGACAAGATTCCACGACCACTCTTCCCAAACAACACCCATGAACGGCGTGTTCGCAGGGAACTGATACTTCGTCACGCCTTGATTCGGAACTGTCAAGTCTGCTTCGACAGCGAACGGCACAGTCATGATCTCAACCATCTCGCCTGCTGGCTTGTCAGAGTGCTGAAGATAGATCGTGCGATCGCCTGATCGAACCCAATCCCACAAAGCCTTCTGCAACGTGTCTTCGTCAGTGAACTCACCGTGAGCATCTTCAACACCGGGTACGTACCAAGGTCCGAGTGTGTATCTCTGCTCGTTCGCTTTCGCAACGATGCCTGCTGACTTGTCAACGAGCAGTGCGATCTTCTCGTCGCTTGTGATCTCGTACGGTCGTGCGTGACCTCGATCTTCCATCTCGTCTTCGAGTAGATCGTGAAGACTCTTCAACGCTTGAGAAACGGTCGACACTTCGTGACACTTGTTGTGCCACGAGACAAGATCGTTCAACGATGCCTGTACCAACTTGGTGCTTCTGAACCGTTCGATCTGTGCGAGTCGTTGATCTGCTTGATCACGTTCTGCGTAGCAACCGAACGAGCGACCTGTCTCGCTGAGAACGCAGAATTGACCGCCGACTTCTTGAACGACTCGCTGAACCATACTGCGAGTCCCACTACCGTCGCTAACAGGTTCACTGACAGAATCACTTTCAGAACTTTCATCAGACGCTTCATTGTTGTGCGAATCTCCCCCATAGACGATCATCTCTGCTTCGTGAATCAATGCCATGACCATCGCACGCAAGTCTGCACGTGACGTGTTCAAGAGTCCAATATAGGCGTGAGTCAAGCACTCGACAGGGTTGTCGTAGTGCATATTCTTCTTCATGTTTTCAGGCATCATGTCTTCGACGTACATCATTCGTACTGCTGTGATGACTTCCATGATCTTCACGAGAAGTTCGTCAGTCTTTGGCCCCATCTTGACTGCGGCACTGTAAGCGTTGAGAAGACTGTCGAGCGGGTCGTATCCTTCGCTGTCGTCGTCTTTCATCTCGTACCCGTACATCTTGTCTGCGTCCATTGTTTGTTCCAAGTTCTTTCGTGTTGATAGCGGGTGTCCCTCAGGCAGGATATCTGTATCGAACGCACCGCTCTTGTACCTGCCTGTGCGTACTGCGAAGAGAAAGGCGTTGACACGTGCGTACGCCCACTGATCTGAACTCGTGACAGTCGGTCTGACGCTCGACGGGTTCGTGTTGTATGCGCCAACACCACGCTCGAAGACTCGTTCAAGCATTGAGAGAGTGACACGCTTGCTTTGAGTATCTCCGAACTTCTCGTTGTGCTCGTCGACTTTGCGCTTCAATGCTGTCGAGACAGTCGCTGACACTTCTTTCTCGATCTGCTTCGACAGTTCACCTTCTGCGATAAGTTGATCACGCTTGCGTTCTGCCCACAGTCTTGCTCGATCACGCTGTGCCGTACTGATGTCTCCACCCCATAAGAGCCACGCAACTTGACCTGCTGTCGGTCTGTCTTTCGTACCGTCGAGATATGCGCCAGCGTCAGGTGAACTGAGATCAGATTCGTGTCGTGCAAGCCATGCCGCCATTCGACGTACTTTCTCTGCTGTGATCGAGCCTGATGCCATACTTCGAGCGTCACGAACTGTCTGTGCTTTCAGACCGTCGCCTGCGTATTCAAGCAACTTGAGTCCACGCTTTGCGTTGCTTGAGACGAACGAGGGAACTGCAACCATGCTGTCAGATTAGTTGACGATCACTCATTGACACAGCAGGTCAGTTGATTACGCCTGACGGTTGTGCAGGCATCTTTGGAAGTTTCAAGTCTTGAAGTTCGAGCGTGACTTCTCTTTCAGGGTCATTCACGAGATCAATGAAGTACAACTGCGTCGCTAACGCCTGATGAATCGGGTCACTGCTATCAAAAGGAACAGCGAACCCCGGCAGTGCATAGACTGTGATGTTGCGTTGTTGAATCTGCATATAGAACTTGATATCAGCAAGCATCTTCTCATCAACAAAAGGTTCAGCACTGTACGCAGACTTACCATCGATCTTGATAGTCCATTGAGGATTCAGTTTCTTTGCCATCTAGACCATCACCAAAACGCCGAGCAAGAATCGACGATACGCACCCTGCACAGCAAAAGGTGAAGTCATTATGTCTTGTCTGAAGAGTGATTCCATTCCACGAGTCAAAGTCTCGAAAGAACCTGAGGGCCAAGTTTGCTTCCAATTATCTGAACCACCGTACCACTTGCCTGCGTACCAATCACCAAACTCATCTTCGATTGCGATCTCGCTCGAACTATAACCGCCACCGTTGACAGTGCTCAATCTTCGCAACTTCTCTTCTCCGTTGCGGCTTGCTCTTGCATAGAACGCATCGTTCGCTTGTGACAGTTTCTTTGTATGCGCTTCTGCGGCATGAGTCATCTCGTGCAACATTGTCGAGTCAGTGTGCTTGCCACCACTTGTAGCGATCTCTCTTCTGTATCTGCTATGAAAGCCTCTTTGCGATACTGTGATTCTGTAGTTCTCTTGAGTCAGTGTTTCAACCCATTCCGCTGGCATATCTTCTGATGCACGTCTGATTGATTCTTCGATTATGTCTTGCGGCGTGCCTTTTGTTCCCTTGATTGAAGTGACACGTAGTTGCGCTGTGCCGAAAGTGGGTCGGGCTTCTTTCACTGCTTGTCGAACAGCGTTGATCTCGATCTGATATGCCTTCTCAAGTTCAACGATTAGTTCTTCCATCTGTTTCTCAAGGTCTTTGATAGCACTTGCAGTCGCTTCTGATTGACTAGCCTTCTTCAGAGCGGAATATACTGACGAGGCTCTTCCATCAAAGTCATCTCCCAAGATTGCTCGTCTGTTGCCAACGTCGAGCCACCGTTGACGGAACTCTTCACGTGCTTTTGATCTTTGTTGAATTGTCGGCGTGACATCTCGTGTCGCAAGAAACTCTCCGTCAGTAAAGTCTTTGCTGATTGACTGACCTTGATTATATTGAAACACTGCAAGATCGCCAGCGTTGTCAACGACTTCTGCTTCATCAATATCAAAGCCCATATCTCTGATCGCTTGCTTGAGTTTTGGTACTTCTTCAACGCTTGAACTGTTGACAAGTTCAGTGCGAGTTGTGTACGCAAGTTGTCTCTCTGCTTGTATCACGCTTGGTTGTCTTGCACCTGATTCAGCGATTATGTCGTTGATTCTTTTGTCGACACGAGCACCCGCTTCGTCTAGTGCGTCGAGTGCATTATCTCCTAGCGTTGTTGGCTTTGATTGACGTGGGAACGCTGTCTTTCCTTTCGGTCGATCAGTCACGTAATCAATACTCTTGCCTGTATCAAGTTCGTCTACTGCTGGTCGAAGATCATCGAACGATTCAGGTGACAACTGTCCACCTGTGCGAACTGTTGCGGGCAGTGGTGCTTCGACTGTAGGTGCAACGGGTATCTCAACAGGTGTCACTTCGGGTGGCTTCGGCTTTGGTTGAGGCTTTGGTGTTGGCTTCGGTGTTGGTGTTGGTGTAACAACGTCTGAACCCGGCAACGGTGGGAAGTCATCAATGTTCGGCGGGCCTGCATCGACTTCGAGACGGAACGGGTCTGCTTGCGTACCTGTACCGATCGTCTTCGGTGGTTCTTTCGCAGTGTTGAGACGCATCGTGCAACGACAGTTCGGGTGCGCTGGCGGTGTCTTCACTTCACTGATACCTGTCGAGAACTTCCCCATCAACGGAACAGTCTTGCCTTGCAACTTCGAGCAGATAGGGCATACGTCCATCGGTGACGCACTCCACGTCTTCGTCGCTTTGTTCTTATCGATGAGACCTTTCTTTGATGCTTGTTCCCATGCTTGCTGACGACCTTCTTCTGCTGATCTGATGATCTCTGTGCGTGCGATCGTGCGTGCTCTTGCTTTGCGAAGTTTCTCTGCGTAAGCGTCAGTCTTCTTGCGTATCTCTTCAACTGCTTTCGTGCCTTCGATGCCACGTCGAGCGAGGTCTTCAGCGATGTCGTTCGCTCGATTCCATACTGCTTTCTCGTACTGTCGTGTGAGTCCGTTGCAGTTAGCACCGATCTGAGTTGCTGTGATGCGCCCGTACTCTGTGCCTGTTGCGATGTCTTGCAAGATCGTTCGTAGTGCAGAACTTGTGCCTGCTCGTGTTGCGCCTGCTGTCATTGATTGCCCGACGACTTGACGCATCACTGCACGTTGTTCGTCTGCCATGTTCGTGATGAGTTGCCCTGATTCTGTGCGTGCATAGTTAAGAGCGTCTTGACTGTTGAGATCGAATCTGAATGATTGAGCGACTTGTGTTGGTGTCAGTGCGTCTGCTTTGCCGAACAGATACTTGAATTGTTCAGCGAGCATCTTCGAGAGATCGATTGCTTCTGCTGACCCTGTTGCGATGATCTGTCTGAGAAGTATGTCTTCGATCTTTGGTTGTTCTTTCATCAGTGCTGTGTACACGATGTCTCTGTATTGCAGACCTTCTTTGTCGTCGAGCACTGTCAGGTACGCTCGATCAGGTACGTTGTCGAACGCTTGCAAGATCACTGCTTGCAGTTCGTCTTCAAGTCTTGTCAGTTGCTGAAGACCGACTGAACGATGCGACGGTGTTGTACTGACCTGTGTCTTGCGAACGAGTATCGCAGTCGTCTTGTTGACTTGTCTGCCGAAGATCGGCATGATCAGACTTCTTCAGCCTGACCTTGTGGCAAGCCTGCAATGCCTCGCAGATAGTTCTCAAGTTGCTGATCAGGGAACAGCGGTGCGCCTGCTTGAGCGAGCGACGTGACGAACTTGCTGAGTCCATCGAGATCGATGTTCTTTGGCGGTGTGTAAGTCAATGTCGGTGACAGTTCTTCGGGTACGCCGTTGAGTCGCATCAGTCTTGGGATTGCGTAAGAGTTGAACGTCTCAGCGATGTTCGAGAGATACGCAGTCAACGAAGTCAAGAACAGTTCGACTTTCGACACTGACAGTGCTTGAGTGCCGACACCCTCGTGACCAAGCAACAAGAAGTCAGCGAGCAAACTCATTGTGATGCGCTGGTCGTATCGAGTGATGATCTCGTTCGTGTCGAACTGTCGACGACCACCCGTCGACATCAACTTGAGATCGTATGCAGGCATCTTTGTATCAGGGTCGTATGCGAGCGGGAAGACGATGCCTTCTTGTTCGTCACGCTTGATCTGACGCACGATCTGCTTGATCGCTTGCAGTGCGGCTTTCTCGTCTGCTGTCGCATTGTTCGACAGCAACTGCGGTGGCACGTAAGCAACAGGCATACCTGCGAGATCACGTTCGATACCGATCGCTTCGATCTCTTGAATACGACGCTTGTAGTACCAAGGCAAGAAAGCGTTACGCAGAACAGATCGACCTTGCGGGTCGTTCAACGCTGTAGTCGTGCGGAACAGCAAGCACTTGCTGATCGGTAAATACACGAGACCTTTGTTCGGTGCATACGGGTCGAGTTGGTACATACCTTGTATGCCACCATTATCGTCTAAGTCCCATCGTTGCACAGTCGACTGTGATCTGATCGGCAACTTGCGCCAACCGATTCGACCGTCGCTGAACTTTGATTGCGTCTTCGCATCTTGCGTGTAGCCACGTCGATACTTGTACACGATCTCGTGATATGAGAACCCGTAGACAAGGAACGTCAAGATCGATGCAAGCGTGTCGTCCCATGACGTGCTCATATCGTTGAGACACGTCGATACGAAAGCGGCTTCGTCGATCGCTCTCTGATCGTCAGGGTCAGACGGTTCGACTGACCAGTCGACTGATCGTACGATCATCTCGATCGAGTGCAACATTGCGCCGACCACAGGGTCGTTGTCTGCCATCTCTCGATAGTTTGCGAACGCTTGCTTGCCTTGAAGTTGACGCAAGAAGTCTGTCTTGACGATGCCGCCTGATTGAACGAGACCTGTCGAACCTACTTCGAGAAACTCTTTTGACGACGGCTTCTCTTTGTTCACTCTTGACGAGTCTGTGGTTCTGCCGTTGTGTTGCACTCTGCTCATGCTAGTCGTCACTCTGTCTCTCTCGTTGGTGCTAGAGCACTCATTGTGCGACCGTCGAATCTTTTGATCGCTACGGGCAGTCTGTTCGCAACGATGCCGATCTTCATTGTTGGTGCTACGACAGCGAGAAGATCATTGTCTGACTGATCAAAGTACCCTGCATCGTTCAACGCTTGAGAAGTAGGGAAGACATCTGCGTGTCTGTGTTGTTCACGATCGATCAAGTGATCTTCTTTGCCACCGTAACTCATGACGATTCTCAAGTTGATCGGCATACGGTCAACGTAATCAAGCATCATCGATATCTCTTTCGTGTACGCATAGAACAAGACTTGCGGTGCTGTGCGTGCGATAGAAGTCCAGCGGTGAAAGTATTTCTCGTCGAAGAAGTCTCCTGCGTCATGTATGCGTACTGCTTTGCCACCGTTCTTCACCCAAGTCTTGAGCCATATGTCTTCACTGTCGAACGGAAGATCGTGTGGCCTGAGCGTGTACTTCATGCGCTTGTGCGTGACTTCGCTGATCATCTGTTCTTGCCAAGCATCGCCCTCGAAGAGCACGTATTCAAGGTTCTGAACGTGTCGTGCTTTGACGTTGCTGAACGTATAAGTGCCGAACTTTGCGTAGCAGACTCGACCGCAAGAGCCTGCGTGCGGGCAACAGTTGAATCGTTCACCGTTCGTGAGCGTGACTACGTGTGCAGGGATAGTCCAGTTCCATACGCCGACTCTTCTGAGTTCGCTGTTCTGAGTGAGTAGTCGTGCAGGTGCTGTGATCATGAGACCTTCCAAGGTGATATCTGTGAGATTGAGATTGGTACGACAGCGGGTGCGCTTCGAGCACCGTCGATCATGAGATCAGTGAACGCCCATACGAGTGCGTCGAGTCTGTCGGGTGATGCTGAGACATCGGGTATCCAGCCGCAGAGTTGATCTTCGAGTAGTGGAAGATAGCCGACGTGATGAATCTTGCCTTGTTCGTAGAGTGCCGCAACGGGTTCTGCTCGTGTGCGCTTGCCTCGTGATGCGTGAACGAGTTTCACGGGTGCATGACGATCGACAGTTGCGAGCGTGTGTCGCACCATGTCGCCGCCTTGATTCGATTCTGCGACGATGCGGTCTGCTTTGTAGTGATGGTACGCAGAGACTGCCGCTCGACCCCATTCGTCGGGTGAGCCTCGCATTGTCTTGTCGTCGAGTACATAGCCGTGACCGTCTAGCCCGATTCCTGCGACGATGATGCCTGTCTCGTTGCTCTCTGATCGTGACGTGACAGCAGGGTCAACAGCGACGACGATGCGCTTCATGTCGATATGTTTCACGACACGATGCTGATCGAGTGTGATGCGTTGCCAGAGTGCGCCTTCTACATCGTCGAGAACTTCAGCGTGTAACTCTTGACGACCGAGAGTTGTGCCTTCGTATCGTCGTCTCATCTCATCAATGAACGCTGGTGCAAGATTCTTCACGTTCTCGTACGTTGAACCACGTGTGATGACAACTGAACCGTCGTCGATCTTCAGCAAGTCTTTGATCACAGACACGGGTCGTGGTGTCGTTGTGACAACGCAACGTGGATACGGGCCGATTCGTAGACCGAACATGAGTTGGTCCCAAGCGTCTTTGTATCTCCATGCCGCGAGTTCGTCTGCCCAAGCGAAGTCGTGGTTCGGGCCTCGTAGTCGATCAGGTTCGTCAGCACTGTACGTCGATGCTTGAGCACCGTTCTTGAACGTGAGTCGACGCTTCGACGGTTCGTATCGTGGTCGTTCATCAGCAGGGAATACTCGAAGTAAGCCTGACTCGCCTTCGATCATTGTGTCTCGAACGTCTGATGCTGTTCTGCCGACGATCGCACCATGCTTGATCAGACCCAAGTCGACTTGTTCTCTGAACGTCTCTGCGCCTGTTCGAGTCTTGCCGAATCCTCGACCTGCTTGAATGAGCCAGACTCTCCAGTGACCTTCGGGTGTCTTCTGCTTCGGTCGTCTCCAGACTGACCAGTCGAAGAGCATCTGCTTCTGCTGTTCAGGCGTGAGATCGTTGATCACTGAGAGCAACTGATCTTGAGAAAGATCAGCGAGTTGCTCTGCCACGCTACGATCGTCAGGCATCGTCGCTCTGCACTATCTCGACAGAATACGTATCAATGACGTTCGTATCGATCTGAGACGCTTCTAGCGTGCTCTCAGACGAAACCGAAAGCGATCGCAGTCTGTCCATCAGCACTTGACCGAGATCAGTCTGAATCGCACCACCGTCTTGACCAGTGACTTCAATCGTCTTCGTAGCGTCTAGGCCCCACAACTCAGCACGTCTCTTCTCAATAGCGATCACGTTGCGTACTTGATCGAGATCACCATTGAGAACAGCCTGCAAGCATCGAGTGACCATCATGTCAAGACGCTCGCTCTGAATGAATCGCTGTTCCATAACAGGCTCGAACTCAGCACGATCAAGACAAGCCTTCACTGCTTTGCGAGCACCGCTTCGATCGAAGTAGCCCATCTGTTCTGCGATCTGATCGTACGATGCGCCGAGATTGCGTAGTCGCAATGCCTTTTGTTGCTTCTGTATGACTTCGACGTTCATGCGCTTCACGGTGTTTGTGTCCTGCTTCGTGTGTCTTGTTGCGTGGTCTGTTGGGTGATGGTAGCAGGTGTCCACCCGTTGTTGTGCGCTTATGTGTACTCTGTGTTGTTAGTGCGTGACGATGATCTTGTGTTGTTCAATACTCCGCCGCCGGGTTCGTGGGTGAGTGAGAGTCGATGTATCGGTGTTGAGTCGTCTGTCTTCTTCCCGAAAGCGGGTTCAAGACCGACTGAGGCGATTCTGATCTGTTCGCAGTGTGCTGTTCGTGTTGAGTGTGCTGAGTATGCGCTTGAGAACAACCAGCATTGGGGTGTATGGGGTGGATTGACTGAACGTCAACGCTTCGCTGTGAAGAAGTTTCGCCGCTCAGGTGTTGTTCACCCGCTTGACCCTGTTCGCTTTGATAAGCCTTGAAGGCTTATTCAGCGTAGTTGTAGTCGTAGTTGCGTTCGTCGAGTTTGTTCAGACGGATTCGCTTGTTGCGTAACGCACCGATGTGGTGTCGTGCGGCGGCAAGAGTTGTGAAGGCGTACGCTTCGATCTGTGCGTCGACGCTTGTCTTGTGTACTGCGAGCCATGCTGATGACTTTGCTGTTGAGCGTGTGACTTGCCAATAGTGCTGAGTCTTCATACGTCTCACTGTATCAGCGTGAGATCGTTAGCCGTTGTCAGTTGACTGTCTTGTCTGTTGTGTTCAAGTATTGAAGAGTGATTGCGATTCGTTCACGAGCAAGCGAGACAGAACCTTGTGCAAGATCAGTGTCGAGTTCTTGAAGTATCTCAGCGAGCAGACGAGCACTCACGTTCGGCTTGTACGCTTCAGTCTCTCGACTGTTGACGTACTTCGGCAGTATGTAGACCTGACTGCGTGATCGTCGTTCAGTGAGTCGACAGATATATCCCTGCTTGTGCAGTGTCGAGAGTACGCCTGAGATCGCACCGTGATGCAGATCGAGTTCTGCACCAAGTTCGTTCCATGTTGCGCCGTGTCTCCAGTGACGATCGAGAGCGTTGAGAACGTCTTGTTGACGCTTCGACGTTGTACCGTCTCCGTCTTGACGCTCTGCACGTTCACGACTCGTCGACGAACCTGACCAGCCTGAAGTGTTTGCGTACGGCGTAACAGGCTCAGTGATCTCAGCGAGATAGTCGAAGAGAGTGAAACTGTCACCGCTCATAGATCGCTCTCAGTCGTCTCGACAAACCCGTCGGGGAACGGGTCGTACCCTTCTTCTTCAAGCAGTTCAGCGATGAGATCAAGACACTCACCATCGTTGAAGTGTTCGCCTTCGAGTCTCATGATCGTGATGATCTTCTCAACGAGTTTGTCTTTCAAGGCTTTCTCCTCTTGCTGTTGCACTGTCGGTCGATCAGTGAAGATCACGAGAGTCTCTGAGTCTCGTTCTAACGGGTCGCCTGCGGGCCATTGTGCTGTCATCGGTATCTCGTTGACAACGTACGTGAGACCGTCAATGACGATCGTCTTGCTTCGTTCAGTTGACATCGAGAGCCACGCTTGCGAAGTATTCGAGTTGAGCGTCTTGCAGTTGTTGAATCTTGTCGAGACGTTCACAGATCATTCGACTCAAGTGTTGAGCGTAGCCTTGATCTTGAGTCTGATCAGCGACGTACTGCTTCTTCGTCAGAAGAGTGATCTCGTCGATCATGTCTTCGATCTGATCGTTGATCAATTCTGTATTCATCTCAGTTCCCGCACCTTTCGCAGTCGTCGCTATCTGCACAGTTGTCACCGTTGTCGTTGAAACCATCAGCCATGCGTTCAAGAAGTTCCTGATACGCCTCACTAGGTTTGCGACCGATGTATTCAGTGAGATAGTGAGAGCCGTTATTCCAGATACGGCGATCGGTTTCATCTTTGCTTTCGATTACGAAATGAGAATCCATGTACTGATACAGAGTGCAGTTGAGTTGTTCGCACTTGTTGAGCACTTGTTGCTTCAGTGTTGCTGTGTTCATCTCAGTTCACCTCGTCTTCGATAGCGACCCATTCAACAGACGTGAGTTCGTCCATGATGTCCCATATTGCGTCCCATACTTGAGACATGACTGCATCATCTGATTCGCCGCCCATGCCGCAGTAGCCAGTCTCAGTGATCATGCCCGCAGGCAAGTCAACTGAGTAAGACACTGACTGCGCCCCCCATGCTCGCCAGCGATCGAGTTCGATCGTCAAGTTGTGTTCTTTTGCGAACTTCTCGCAACGTGCTTTGTTCGGTGTTGCTTTGTTCATGATCAGTACCCTCTCACTTCTTTGTCAGTAGCGTGAGCAGTTGAGAAGTTCGTGCCGTAGCACATTGCTCGCTTCTCGCTGTCAAGCCACACGAGTTCGTCGTCTTCGTACCCGTAGTTGTTCTGATGGGTATCGCAGTCAACAGCATTGATCAATGCTTTCTCAATGATGACGGTACTGCAATGATTGCAAGTGCTCTTGCGTGCTCGCTTTGTGTTGCTCATCTCATGCACCGACCTTTGCGTTAGCCATTTTGATGATTGCTGAATTGGTAGCGATAAGTGAACCGAGTGTCATGACTCGTGTCATCATGTTGCTCGCTTGATGACCAAAGATCATTTCAGGCTCGTCCATGTAGTCATCTGTGTTGGCATCGAACGCTCTGCGAATGTAAGCGATCTGATCTTCAATGTCACGCAGTGACTGTTCAATCGCTAGGCGATTCTTGGTGATCGTGTTCTGATTCTTCTCTGAGATGTTCATTTCGGTTCTCCTGTTTGTGTTGATGTCGTGTTGACATAAGAGATCGTATACACGTGGTTATACAAGCGTCAACGTTATCGAGCATCTTTCTCAAAATATGCTTCTGATCAGCACTTATGTTGACGAAGAATCACGGATTCTCTTCAGAATTGACTTGATCGTGATACGCCTCGTGCGCTTCGCAACGCTCGCATCGATCGAGTTTGTTCTTGTGATAGTGCTTGTAGTCGTCGTGTTCTGTGTACACAAGATCGTCAGCGATCTTGCGCCATGTTGCGACGAGTTCACGCAACTCTTCAACTGTCTGCGTGCTCTCATCATCTGCTTCGACTTCTCTGATGTAGTCGTTCACGGTGTTCTCTTGCTCTTATCTGCTCGACGTTGAAACACGAGCACGTTGTCTCTGCGTTCGATGTCAACTTCTGCTTCGTCAGCGAGAAGGTCTGCGAGTTTCTCTTCTGCTTTGATCTTGTCGAGTAACGCACGAAGAACCCACGCAGGAACGTTCAGCGTCGTGTTCTCGGTCTCTTGATCACTGCCACCGAATCGATCGCACGCTTCGTCGTGATGCAACAGTTCTTCTTCAGCGACTGCTCGTGCTTCAGCAACGATCTTTGTCATGTCACGCATCGTCTTCTGCTTTCAAGTCTTGTGATCGTCGTGCTTCAGCAACAGCATCGTCGAGCAAGCCCCACCCAAGAATGTTGAGATTACGACTGAGACGCTTCCACGACATTGATGAACTGACCAACTCGAATACTTCGTCTGTGTCTTCGTCGCTGTGCATATGATCATCGTCGTCTTGTTGAGTGAGCCATTCGCACGCAACTTCTGATCGAGTGAAGATCACGCCTTGCCACTTGAATCGTTCACGCATCACTGCGAGCATCATTGTCGCTTCGAGTTCTGTGACAGTCTGTGCGACTTCGATCAGTGACTCTCGTCGTTCTCTGTATTCGTTCACTGTGTTTCTCCTGTTGTGTTTGTGAGTGCTGTGAGTGCAATGAAAGCAACGTCGAAGAATCGTTGAGCACTGAGTAGATCGCTCGTGTTCGGTGCAGGGTCATTCGGGTCGTAACTGCTCTCGAACGAACTCTTCGTGTGACCGATTGATTGATATCGAAAGTATGTCTCTTCGTCGAGTGCGTACTGTTCTGACTCGTGATCAGTGTGTCGTTCATTCCATTCTTGTCGTGCTTGTAGTCGTGCGCCTAAGTCGTTGACGTACGCTGTGATGCGTTCTGTGCTTGCGTTGATATCACTCATCGTCTGTCTTCTTCTCTCCGAATACTGCGTCGACATCTTCTTTGACTGCTTCGTACGGGCCTTTGAGTCGAACGACAGTTGCACAGAGATCGACACCTTCGTCGAGATATGCGAACTCCCATTCTTCGAGCGGTAGCCCGTCGTGCGTGTCGCAGACGGGCAGTGAGCAGAATCCTGCTTCGATGCCTTTGTTGAGCCAGCGTGCGAACTTGTCGTGATTCTTGTCAGTCATTGCTTGTCTCCTGTTTCGTGGGTCTTCCCCGTTGTTTGGTACTTGGTCTGCGTAGTTCGCCTCGTCTGAAGACGTATCCGTCTGCGTACAGTCGTTCACGATATGCCGCTTGACGCTGACGTTGTTTCTCTTTGCAGAGATCGCATCGACAACGATCACGAGAGTTGTATCTTGCTGTCGTGCCGTGTGGCGGTAATGGCTTCAGTCGGTTCACCACTGTTTCTCCTCGCATACTTGACACCATGATCGCACAAGGGTGTGAGCAAGTTGTTCAGAGAACAGACCGTCGATCTCTGCGAGCGTCGTGATTCGTTCTTGACCCTTGACGACTCGTGACTTGATGATCTTGAATGAGTACAGATCGTTGTTGAGTGTCACGATCACTTGAGCGATTGCGTGATATGCGCCGATCTTGAAAGTCAGACCGATCTTGTTGTCGATCTCGATGATCGCATAGTTGCGTATGCCCAACTCAAAGCGTGCAGATCGCAAGTGAGCGATCGCTTGCTGTGCGTTGAAGTCTGTGTCAAGTGCTTCCATCAGAGAGCCTCTAACCGTGATACAGCATCACTAGAGAGCAGGCTTGCTTGTGCTTCGAGTGATCGAGACAGAGTTTCGAGTGTCTGCCAATCTTCTGCGTTGATTGCTTGTTCGATCATTCTCAAGAATGAGCGTGAGTTCTTCACGCACAGTCGCATATCAGTCTTCGTCGTGGGTTTGTATGTCGTGCTCATTGCTTGTCTCCTGTTGTGTTGTCTTGTGATTCTGCACACTCTCCGCACCATTCGCAAGGAACGGGGGCGAAGAAGTTTGCGAGTGCTTTTGTCGGGTGTGCGATTGCTGTTCCGTGTTCTTCACAGATTGAGTACCACTTGAGTGTGCCTTCACAGTCGTCGACGTTCAAGTCTTGTGCTGACATGACTGACACGAGTGTCTTCGTCTGACGTGCTCGTCGAGTTGTCGAAGTGCTCACGAGTTGCCACCGATGCGCTTTGCTCGTGCTTCCATCTTCATCTCAATCATTCGGATATCTCTGAGTGCGATTCGCAAGTCTTCTTTGTAAGACTCTCGCTCGTCTTTGGGCAGTCTTTCTTCGAGCACTTCGTTGATGTACTCGACTTCACGATTCATGTCGTGAAGTCTGCCCTCGTCGAGAGCCTGACACTTGATCATCATTGCTAGAAGATCAGCGGGAATCGTTGTTGAAGTGCTCATGAGTTCTCTCCTGCGATGTTGTGCTTTGCGACTTTTGCGATATGACTCTTGCGGTTGTTGCTCTTTGTTTCGATGACGTGACCGCATGAGCAGTACGTGCGCCATGCGACTGTCTTTGTCTTCTTCATTGTCTTGTAGTTCATATCGAGCACTCGATCTGATGAGTGCTTCACTGTTGCGTCGTGCATCATTGCGCTCATCAGATCATCACGCCTTCTGTGTCCACTGTGCGAAAGCCACCATCAATCAACTGATCAATGTTTGCGACTGTGCGTGCAAGCGTTGTGCGATTGCTTCGTACGAACCACATACGATCTAGACGACCGACTCGCATTGAGAATCGAGTTGAACGCTTATCTGACCCGTGAATCTTTACGCCTCGATAAGCGAAACCGACTTTGCTTCCGTCAGGTGCTGTGCGAACTGTGACTTCGTGAGTGGTGTTTGTGTTGTTCATGTCTCCCATCGTATAAGCAGAGTTGTACAAGCGTCAACGTTATCTGCAAGATTCTGCAAAATATACGTCTGATCAGCACTTATGTCACGAGACTGCATCATTCCACTCAGAATCACGTCGCTGTCAACAATGACGCAAGAGTGCTCGAACTGTTGCCGAACCGCTCAGAACGAATCCTCAGCAGGCTGGTGAGAACTCAAGAGCACAGACGTTCTGACAGATTCAGTCTCGATCAGGTAGCAACTTGCGAGCCTCGAAGTCAGGTTCGCCCACGTACTTGAACGTCGCAGTCATTCGACTCGTTGAACTCACGATCTTGCTTTTGAGAGTCGATGTCTTGCCTTGCGTACCGACTCGACTTGGTTTGCGAATCATTGCCCATGCTGGGTGAGAGTTGTAGCCCTTGATGACAGCGGGGTGACTCGTTACTGCGTACACAGGATTGCCGTTAGCAGAGTATGCGCCGCCAACAAGTGCTGACAGTTTTGCGCCGATTCCGATTCCTTGATAATCGGGCAGAGTAACGATGCGAGCAATGCGTCTGCCGCTTTTTACCTTTGCATGAGGGAACGGCAACACTGAACACAACGCCGCAGGTTGACCTTCGTAGAACGCCACGTACGTAGTCCACGAAGTCACGTTGTCTTGATTCAGATAGTGATGACGTGCGAATAGCGACCAAGAGGAACGATGACATCTTCGTACAACGATATCGACTTTCGGTCGTTGAAGTGACTCCCATCGAAAGACACCCGTGGCTGGTTCATATGTCCAGTCGGGTGTGAGCCACTCTTTGATGTCGTAATGACATGAGACAGCGACAAACTTTTGGTTTCTTTCTCTGACCGCTTTTGCGATTGCAACAGAACCAATCTTCGCAACTGTTCTATCGATGACGCTCGTGAACTCATCGACGACTACAAGTTCAGAATGTTCACAGAGCAGACGTGCGATCGAGACTCGAAACTTCTCGCCAGTCGAGAGTGTTTCGTACGGTCGCAACCATGCGGGCGGGCTAGAGAATCCGACACTGCTGAGAATCATTGCTACATCTTTGAGACTCATTGTTGATGGGAAGTGATCGACGATTGCTTTGTTGTTGTCCCATTCAAGAACAGGGTCTACAAGTTCGCCGAAGTGTTTGCGTGCAGTTGTCGACTTGCCTGAGCCTGATGCGCCTACTATCAGTCCGATATTCCAATCTCGTTGAGATAGATCGGGAATGTTGTCGATGATCTTTGTTGTTGCAAGTCCTTGTGCTTCGATGTCGAACATTGATTCGATCATCATGACTTTCGCTGATCGTTCGATGTTTGTTGAAAGAATGATCTCGCTCATACGACGATCGCTTTCACTTTGAGACCTTCAAGACTTAGCCGTTCAAGCAACATTGTCTGCTGATATTCGTTCTCGCACTCGATGACGACCTCGAACTTCTCACCATAGTCAACTGCACCACCGTCGAGACCGTCGCTGATGTCAACGTTCTTGTCAATAAGTTTCTCAAGCATTGCGAGATCGTCACTGTTGAATCCTGAGCCTTCGAGACCTGTTTCTTGTTCTGCAAGTTTCAACAGTTCGACGAGTAGTTCGTCGTCGTATGACGCAAGATCGTTCGAGCGGTTGTCAACAAGCAACATTCGTCGTGCTTCAGCATCGTCGATGTCAACCCAAAGTACAGGAAGTTCTTCAATGCCTAGAGTGACTGCCGCTTGATAGCGATGATTGCCGACGACGATATGTCGTGTCGACTTCTGCACGATGATTGCACCGTAGAACCCGTTGACTCTGATTGATTCGATAAGTCGATCAAGATTGCCTCGTCGAGCGTTGTCAGGGTGTAGTTCGAGTTCTGATGCTTTGACGAGTTCGTAGTTGCTAGGTAGCAGATTCATTCTGCACCATCTTTGCGATGTATCTCGTTCCATATTGTCTGATTCGTAATGCCAAGAGCGTTAGCGATGACACGTTGTGACACGTTGTCGTTGCGCCATATTGCTCTGATCAGTGCTCGTCGTTCGTTGTTGAGATTGATGATCTCTTGTTCGAGTTCACGCATCTTCAACGTGATGTCACGTGCTTCTGCTAGTCGAGTTGTTGTTTGTTCCATGTTCATACTCCTGTTGCTCTTACGTTTGCACAGATCGTGCGTAACGCATCTAGACGTGATCGTGATGCGATCAGGCTTTGTTGTGTTGCTTTCTCTCTACCTTCGAGAATCTTCCATAGTTTGTAATCGTCGCTCGCTCTGAGATGAGCGTGCGCTTCTTTTGTTGCCACGGGTGTCTTCTCTGTTTGTTCGATCATTGCTCTTGCGTGTTTGTACTTGTACGACGATTCTGCTTCTGCTCGATCGTTCGATACTTCTGTGAGAATCTCGATGTCTTCTTCCATTCGTCGACAGACTCTGAGCATCTCGTTCTCAAGATCAACATGAGTCATCGTTGCCGTTGTCATGATGTCAACTCTGTGATCGTGAGACGCATACCGTCTCTTCCTACGATGTCAACTGCGAAGAAGATGATCGAGTCAAGATGTTGCGGGTTGTCATCAGGTATCACGCCTGCGTCAACGATGCCATCGATCGCCGCTTTGACTGTTGGATAGCACGCACCCACGTCAGGTCTCCATCTCTTGTTCACCGCTAACGGTGTGACCGCTATCGAGACACGATTGAGTCGAGGTATCTGTGCTTGCTTGATCAGCATGAACCATCTCTCTCTTGTCTCCTTCACGATCTTTGCTCGCTTGTGGTAGTGCCACGTGCGTTCTGCGTTCGTTGTCCAAGGTCGAACTGTGTCGACTATCGTCCAACGTCTGCTCATCACCGTGATCATACTCGGTGTTGTATGAGTGTACGAGTAATCCCACAGACGTAGCACGTTCAGGGTGTATATGAATCCAATCGTGACAGGCTCGACAGACCACGATCATGTTGTTCGGGTCAGTGATTGAGCCGCCACGAGCACGTGTCAACGGTTCGTGAATGTCGTGCGCTTCGTAGAGACAGCGATGCTTGCGATCGACAGTGCAGATTGCCGAGCCTGCTTCACACCGACAGCGAGTCTTCAAGACTTCAGCGATCACTCGTCGTCGAACTGCGTTGACTTTCGCACGCTTCTTCGACACTTGAGCGATCTTCTTCGTGCTACGTGCAAGCGGTGTGCGCTTGATCGGTGCTGAACGCTTCACGAGTTCAACTGCTTCAAGTCAGCCGCAGGTCGTGCAAGTGATTCGATGATGATCTTCTGATTGAGTTCTGCGTAAGTCTTGAAGAACAGAATCCGAATCGGTGTCAGTTCACGCTCGTTGAGTCTGCACAGTTTGTTGTACGACGAAACAAGATCAAGAGTCTGCCCGATCATCTGATGCGAGAAAGTCGGTCGTGGTCGCTGTGAGACTCGCTGTAGACATTCGCAATGCTTTACTCGTTCTCCGTCTTTGGTCGTCACTGTGACGAACCTCGTGTTGTTACAGACAGAACAGTCGGGTGTCACGTTGTCGATTGGCCCGACTGTCTCGACTGTTCTCATGATCTCTGCCCATGCCGACTCCTGAGACGGTGGTTTGCCGCCCGGAATCATTCGATGAACAGCAGTCTCTCGAAGACTTGCAATAGTTGGGAAGAACTTAGAGACAACGATCAAGTCTTGAGCCGCACCGTGTAGTGCGTCGTCTTCAAGATCGCTGAGACCGTTGACGTACAACTTGATCGTCGGGTCAGTCAGTTCTTTCATGTATGCCGCTGTCAGCATTGCGAGAGTGTTCAGTACGCCTGCTCTGCTCATTGTTCTTCTCCCATCATCTGTCGAAGTCGATGCCATGTCTTCGGCACGTTCTCTGTGTTCTTGTTTGTATTCCTGAAAGCATCTCTGAAGTGTTCTAGTCGATCAGCGTCACGCAAGATCAGCGTGAGATCGTTGTATATCTTGTTCTGATCATTGCGCCCTGAATGGAAGGGTGAGTTCTGCCAGCCTTGTACTGCGTCGAGTACGTCTTCGAGCGTGTAGTTCTTCAACGCCCATTCAATTCGTGCTCGTCGCTTGCTGTCGAGTTTCGTTCGTGTCGTGTCACGACTTGTTGATGCGACCCAAACATTGAAGACTTGAGAGACATGATCTGAACGAAGTTCAGTATCTCTTTCTCGTTCAGT